GGCCAGGACAAAGGCTTCGCCGTCACTCATGGGTCTTTGCCTTGCAGTAGGGGCAGATGCCCCAGTTTGACCATACGATCCATCGGCCGCATTTGCGGCAGGAGAAACCGAGAGCTTTGTAAGCAAACACGCACCCTCCTAAAAACGTACGTTGTGCGTGACACCATACCACAGCAGCACAGCGACGATAAGTACCGAGGTGACGAAACCGGCAAGAAAGCCAAGCCCGAAGTTAATCATGCCTTTGTCACCTTTGCCATTAGCTCTGCCATTTTCTCGTCCTTCGGTCGGGGGACAAAGGACTTGTCTACGACGTCCTGGATCAAGAGGTCCGAGTTGACCATGGCGTCGATGATCTTAGGGATTTTCTCAACCGCCTTAATTCTTTCCGATAGGAAACGCCAGACCCGGTCTAACGACATGGGGCGCTTGGTCTTGACAAACTCCCGCCAGACATAGTGATAAAGCTCGTTGATGATCTGCTGGTCCGATTGCGAGATCATGTCCCGGAAGACCTCCCCCATGGAGGCTTCCATGTCGAGCATCCAGCCCCGGGCCCGTTCGTAGTCTTCGAGCGTGACCGTCATGGACTCACAAAGGTCCCGGCTGGCGCTAGCGATCATGCAGAGCTTTATGATCGTTTGAATCCGCTTGGCGTTGTAACCTTCGAGTCGGCTGTGGTCGGGTTGCGGCGGGAACCCCGCGCGATGCCATGCCGACATGGCGATTTGAGCGTGCGGGTGCCATTGGAATTGACCATGCCGCACGATTTCCTTGGTCCCGATGATGGCATTGAGCCCGAGCACTAGCTTCTTCCGTAGTTCTAGGCTTTGGGGATTGGCCTGCCAAAGCTCCACGGTCGGCCCGGAGTCCGCGAAGACCATGCAGAGGCGGGCAGGGAAGCCCATGCGCCAGGCCTCTTCCGGCATGACCGAGTTCAGGAACCCGGGTTGGACCCCGGCCAGGATGGTCATGATCGGGTTGATGATGGAAATCTCTTCCTTGATGTACTTCCGGCGGACCCGGAGGGCTCGGCGACAGTCCCAGATTCGGCACAAGCGGCCCAGGAACTCATTGTCAAAGGCATTGATTAGGACTGAGAACTCATCCGCCGCCGTGGCCATAGCATGATACTCGTAGCGGAGCTGGCCGTCGATGAAGACCTTCCGGTCGGATTCCATGAGCTGGTCCAGGAGCGAGGCCGAGGTCATGGAATCTGGGGAAACCCAGACCTTGCCGGTGGCGTACCAAAGGTCTTCGACCGGCTTGATAGCTTCGGTCTTACCAATTCCCGGCTTGGCTGTCAGGACAATGAACATGTTTGGATAGATGGCGCCCCGAGCGAGCATGGACCAGTACTTGCGCTCCATGGCTCCGGCAATGGCGCCGATGCCGGACCAGAGCCGGAAGTTGGATGGGGCCGGGATGCCGTCAGTCCAGGCCATGAACGTATCTATCCAGTCGGACACTACATTACCCGGGATAATGCCGTGGTCCGCGTTCGGGTGTCGGCCTTGCCCTTGAACTTGGCTAGGCCGTCGGGATTGGCGGGGCCGAAGGAGCCCCAATTCCAGCCGAGCTTGGCCTCGCCCGGGACGTCAAACACACGGCCAGACCTTGGCTCGACCATGGGGGTTGAAATGCAGGCTAGGGCCTCTTGCAGCACCTCGACCTCATCATCGGACTCCCGATACTGAAAGTACAGAGCGTCATGGACCTGGGCAATTAGCTGGACTCGGGTTCCGAGTCGTTTCCACACTCGATAAAGGGCAAGATTAAGTCGCAGTGCAGTTGCTGATTGGGGGGAGTGGGCAATGGCCTCCCGGAGAGTCGAGTCGTCGTTTGCTCGTCCGAAGAAAATACGAGTGTTCCCAAATGGCGTAGTGATTCGCTGCTCTGTTTGTAGGCATTGAGCACAATGTCGCCACCATCTTGGAAAACTTGGATATGCAGAGACGAAGGCATTTTGGAACCTTTCCATGATTGGGAGGGGGACTTTGAGGCTGCGCGAAGCAGTCCAGGCCGTGCCCATGTAGGAGGTTAGATGGCCGCCCCGTTTCGCCATATCACGATAGCTCATGTGGCGGTAGAAGGGCTGTTCTGCGCTCTTTCGATCTGTGATAAGGTCCGGCCATATGAGTCGGGCGGTGGTAGTGTGTAAATCTCCGCCCTCGCACGCATCAAGAAATGACCAGTCTCCGAAAAGTGATCCAAAAAGAAATCCAACCTCTCTGGACTCTGCCTGCTCCAGGTCAATTCCACAAAGTTTCCACCCAGGATCGGATATGAACATTTTCCGGAGTTCCGGCGTAATGTTCTGGAGATTCGTCCCAGTACCAAAAGCATTTGCGCTAGATGACCAGCGCTCGGACTCTGTTCCGGCGATGTTGTAAGAGGTTCGCATTCGGCCGTCGGCATCGACTTCGGTTTCAAGAACGGATCGCCGCTTGGACAAATCCCTAATTGCGAGAATGCACGCCACAATGATCTGGGCATGGAAGTAGACCTCCAGTTTTTCTAGGGCTTCTCGATTTATCGAAAGCTTCCGAACGCCTTTCTGGGAAATCCAGACCTCCGGGAGCTTGAGCGTCTCGTAGAAGAACTTCTTGCATTGGTCATGGCTCCGGGCGTTCAGGTTGCGCCCGCAGTAGGCCTGAGCGAAGCTATTCAATGTCTCTTCGAGTTCGGCTATCTGCTGAGACAATAGCTCAATACCATTCCTCCGCTCCATGCCGTCGATCTTGAAGCCACGGAGCATCATTTCCAGGGCCGGGGCCTGGAGGGCGAGCTTGAAGTCGTAGACCTCCGGGGGCCGGTTAAAGAGCTTTTCTAGCTCTTCAAGGACCTCGAAGGTAATCATACAGTCGAGGCCGCAGTAGGCCTGGAGATTGTCCCCAGCGGACAAGGACTTGGGGGCGAGCTTATGAGTTTCGACTATTGGCATGGTCTGGAACCTCGATCCAGTGGGGCCAGGCAGTGCCTTCGCCCTGGCAGTTGCCTTTCCAGGGGCACGCGGTGCAGTCACACCGCGTTTGCCAGACCCAGCGCCAGCCAGGCCGGGATGGGGGCGGAAGATGGCGCTGGGGCATTAGAACGTCACCATGGCAGTTAGCACCGCTGCGGCCAGCCAATAGATGCACCGGCGCCAATCATGGGCGAAGGCGTATGGAATGGCTGCAAGGACGTCAATGGTTATTAGTAATAGGGGTAGCCACTGTGTCCGGGAGATCATAGGTATGACACTGCTCCGTGTGGTATTTCATCCGCTCGATGTGGTATTCGACCGTGGTGATCGGGGTGTTGCCCTTGTGGAAGAAGTCCCACAGCTCTTTGGCATGGGCCGCGATCAGGGCCGATCGTTCCCACAGCGTCACGTCATCGGTCTGTTTCGGGGCGAATCCTGGCATGTCTCTTACTCCTCTCCTTGTATGATGATCGGTGGCCCAGGAGGCGTTCCAGTTCCTGATGGGCCTTGGCGTAGTTATCGGTGTCGCCTGACATATAGGCCTTGACTATGACCGCCCTTGCGTGGTCGAACTCGGCTCGAAGGGCGGGTGAATGGCCCCAGTCTACGTCCTTGGACCGAGAAAGGCCCAGGGCCGCAATCTCAGTCCGTTTCTGGGCATTTCGTACCTTCCAATACGCCCGAAGCTTCTCCTTGTTTCTGGCCACCCAAAGGGCCCGGTAGGCCTTGACCTTGTCCGGGTTTCGTTTCTTCCAGGCCTGAGTTCTTTCGCTGCGAGTCATCATTGGAAGCCCCCAAGCATTTGGCCCGTAATTGTTGATAGGCGTACACACGTCTGGCGTGGTCTTTATTCATCCCGCTTTAACTCCTCAGACTTGTCCAGACGCATTAGCTTCCAGGCGCTTTCGTTTGTGTAAATCGAGCCCAGGAAGCCGAGGCCTTTCGGAAGCTCTGGGAACATACTATGGTGCAGGAGCATGGTGTCGGCGGTCATGTTCCGGACCGGGCATCCGTACTTCCAGAGGTATTGGATGTCGTAAAGACCGTTCTGGAAGATTTTCTGGCAGGGCAGGTCGCACAGGTCTGCGACTAAGGCCAGGGCTCGAGCCTCATCCGAAGGGTCTTGCCAGTAAGACCAGCCCGGCTTGGTCTTGTCAATAAATGGAACCACGAGGGCGTGGGTCCGGCTGAGAGCAAAGCCTACGCACTTAATCATGGACTTTTCTGTTTCTATGTCGATGGCCATGCGCTGGGCCTGCGTTGCCATTACCCAGAAGGCTTCGATGTCCAGTATGCTTGGGTTGATGACCACGGTCCTTTCCGGGCGCCGGATTTCAGGAAATTCCATCTCCCGCCGGGCCTTGATTAGGTCTGCGATCACGGTCGGGCGCCAAGCCCAGTTCCGCAGCACGCCCGCCGGGTGATACGTGGGGAGGCATTTGATACCAGGGAGAGCCAGGCTTTCGGCTACAGTACCACGGATGGAACCGATGCCACCGCTGTGCAAAAGGGCTCCGCAGGCGGTATTGCCGAGGCAGATCACTAGGTTGGGCTGGCATATGGAGATCTCTTTCAAGAGGCGTTCGACCTGGGGCGCCAGCAGGTCCCGGGGCAGGTACTTGCCCTGCTTGACCATGGGCCATGGGTATGGCTCGCCCCGGTCCCCTTTGGGGACCGAGATTAGCTCTAGGTTATTGTTGGGGGGCTGGAGTGCAAGCACATTCGTAAAGAGAACGCCGGCCTTTTCCAACCACGCCTTGCGCTGCTCTATCCAGCCGTTGTCCTTCATGTCGAAGCAGGCCTGGGCAATGCGGTGCTCTTGCGGAGCACAATCGGGCCAGGCTTCGCCGAGCATCTTCCAAAGCTCCTTCCCAGACCAGCCCACGAAGGGGCGCTTGGCCTGGGCCTCGTTCTCGCCCATGGCTTCGCCCACGAGGATGACCCTGGCGTTCTGGGGGCCGTCCGAGAACTCGAAGGGCTCGCTCATATCCGCCCCAGTATGTCTTTGGTCAGCGCGATGATCTTGCCCCGGAAGGCGTCTAGGGGTCCATCGTTGTGAATGTCGAAGACCCGGGCGTTGGCCTCGCCCCGCTGCTCGGGGCCGATATAGGATCGGGAGTCACGAGAGAAGTCGAAGCCGGGCCGGTGGATGCGGATGAGATAGACGGCAGAGCCGTAGCGATGGAGAAGGCCGTTGTACTCGACTTCGAAACCGCAGTCCGGGGTCAGGACCAGGGCCGGAGGGCCTTCGGTCAGCTTATGCTCTTCGATCCGGCGCTCGTAGAGGCGGACGAACACGTCCTCCCCGTAGGACTTCATGAATTTCTCGGAAAAGTCGATCTGCCACTGGCGATATGATGTCTTAAGGTAGGCAATCTGCCCTTCCTTGTCCTTGTCCCACTGGGAATTTCCGCGATTGTCAATGCTCGTCTCCATCATGCCATTGAAGGCGAGCTTGATTGGGTGGGACATGCGGAGCCAAAGGATCGGGTGGTTGACCAGGGCGTAGTCGTAGACCGTTTGGGCCGCTTCATCTTTCCCGCTGGAAGGCGGGCCGTTGAACAGGAGGATTTTCATGAGCGCCATTTCCTATAAGTGAACTTATGGCATTTGTCACAGTACAGGACTTCATACACCCCGTACCGAATGACCGTGTTGGTGGCGTGTCGCCACTGGTGCTCGCAGAGGCCGAACCATTTGCGCCACTTCATTCGTCTGTACCCTCGATTATGTTCTCTATCTCCACCCTGGAGTCGATCTTCCCCATGCAGTCTGGGGAGCAGGCAAAGCAATCGGCCTCGATGTTTAAGTACCAGCCCTCTGGAAGAAGCATCCATTTCCCGCGCCAAAACTCTGCCAGACTTTCTTTTTTGCAGCAGTCGCATTCGACAGCGAGAAAGATGCGAAGTTCGTGGTTTGGCAAGTCGATGACGCCTTTGACCCGCTCTGCGATTCGCTGTACGATCTTGGCTATTCGATCGGGAGTCATTTTCTCCATTAGCATTAGGTCTTTGTTGGTCAGGAGGCGGAAGCGCTTGCTCATGAGGCGACCTTTCGCAAGTTGCGGAAATTCCGGAGGGCCGTTCTGGCCCCATTCAGGTATTCTTCCGAAATCTCGAGGCCCAGGACTCGCTTTGCGCCAAGGCTCTCAGCGGCCCGTAGGGCCGCTCCGCTCCCGCAGGTTGGGTCGAGCATGGTCGAATGCTCATCCACAAACATTCGGAAGAAGTGGCGCAAGACCGACTCCGGCTTTGTGCTCGGGTGGTAGGTCTTGTCCGTGGGAGCTCCGTAGGCGTCACTCACGGCCTGGATGATTGGGCGATCTTCTCGACTGGCGATAAGCGCCGTTTCAAAAACATGTCTGGGTCCTCTTCTGGGGTCCGACAGAATACCGACGTTATCGGTTTTGTGCCAAACGAGTGGCTTGGGCCAGAACACCAGGGAGGGGGCTCGCTGGCGGAACTGCTCGAGGGTCCACCATTGACGGTCGATGTCAGCAGATAACCAAAACATAACATGGCTAGAGGGCAGCATAAACCGATCCAGATTTTCGCAAAAACAATAAACGAGTTGTTCATAGGTGGCCTCCGCGTCGTCGTAGGACTCCCAACGGTTCCGGCCGGACTGTTCGCCAAGGTACAGGCCCGTGCCGTAGGGGAAATCGCAGTGGATGAAATTGAACTTGGGACCCGCGTAAGCGGGCGCCCACTCGAGGAAGTTGGCCTGGATTAGGTCATCTGCTGAGGCCTGGGCGACGATCTGGGGCAAAGTAATGACCACGTCGGACCCGGAAAGGGCGGGGCCCTGGCCAGTCACTATGTTGTCGTCGTCGTCGAAAATGCTGGCCCCGGCCTCGGCCAGCAGATTCTTGGCGTCCTGCATCCGGCGCTCGTCCCGGCGGGACAGCACGTTGTAGGCCTCTCGGATGGAGGTGGCCCGAGTGACGGCTGGATCATCTAGGCTCCGAGCGACTCGGAGCACCTCGCTAAGTTGCTGGTTGTTGAGGAGCTTTTGAGTTTTGTCCTGGGTCCACTTTGGGTCCTGGGCCAAATAGGCAGCGTGGAGGTCTGCCATGGCCTTGACCTTGTCCCGCCACGGCAGATCGCTGCGCTTGAGGTTTTCCTCAAGCTCAATGATGGCCGCTTCCGTCGGGGACAGGTCCCGGATGAAACGCACCGGGATGTCAGGAAGACCAAGGGCTCGGCTGGCCTCTAGCCGACGTTCTCCGGCCACGAGCACATGCTCGTCCGTGATGATGACCGGGTTCAGGACTCCCCGATCCCGGATGGACTCCATGAGGCCATCATCGTTGATGAACTGGCCCTCGGCGTCAAGCACAGCGCGCCTTTGGCGCGCTGCTCGATCAACCTGGATTTCGGCCAGGGGGAGCCTCTTGTACTTATTGGTAAGCTCCATGCCTAGCTCCCGATCTTGGCCTCTTCGGCCTCGAGATTATTCAATTCTTTCAGAATTGAATCTTTCTGGGCCTTTAGCTCGGCCTTGCGGAACTCCACGAGCATATTCGAAAACGCTTCGCTCTTGTCATCCTTGTAGACCAAGTCCACGAGGGCCTTGAAGTCCCGGGCTTGCGCCGCGAGCCAACGGTAGACGATGGCTTGGGACTTGGAATTGTCCGAAATGAATTCCTCGACACTTCGGACTAGCTTTAGCACATCACCGGCCATGGGCGGCTCCTGTTAGTTTGGTTTTCTCTGTCTGGATGTCTTGGATTTCTCTTTCGAGCTTTCTCTGACGTTCAGTCAGCTCGGAAATTCGGAATTGTTCAATGTCAGCATTAGCCTGACCCGAAGCGGCCAAGCCTATGTCTTTCATTAGCTGCTCGACTTTGGAGGCAACCCAGCGGAAACGATAGTTTGTGCTGCCTCTTAGCTGTACTGCTCGTTGTTCGAGGTAAAGTCGGAAGGATTCGATTTCTCGTAGTTCCATGGGAGGGCTCCTGGGTTGAGGGGGAGGGGCTTTTGGCCCCTCCCTTGGGCGAAGGACTAGGGCTCTCCAGCGAGCTTATTGACGTCGTTGTAGAACTCTCCGGAACCGTCGGTCGCGGCCCGCTGGGTCACGTCGATCAGGACCGGGGCATTAATGGCCTCGGGCAGGGCCTCGGCAAAGCTCCGACCGGCGGTTTGAATGCCGCAGGACTTGAGGAACTCCTTCAGCCGATAGTCGGCATCGGGGGTCAGGTAGAAGTCTTTCCGCAAGGACTTTTTGGACAGGTCAATGCCGTCCAGGGCGTCCGGGTCAATGCCGTCCCCAGCGGAGACGACTTGGAGTTCAAACCGAACATACGGAGTCTTCTTCTCCTTGGAGGCGTCGAGCGAGTGCTTCGTGACCCGGCCGTGGTAAGTGCCTGGGGGGAGGGGCTTTGGCCGCTCGGCCTCGTCCATGTTCTTCGAGAGGAGTTTGGAGAAATCTACTGACATGGGGTGGTTTCCTTTGCTTGGTGGGTAGGGGCTTTCGCCCGGGATTTCGGCCTTTCGGCCGAAATGGTTTCGAGGCCCAGGTCCAGCAACTCCCGGATGGCCTCGGGGATGGTCAGGCTATGCTCATGGGCATAGGCCTCAAGCTCGACGTATGACTCATCGAACAGTCTGACCTGTGCGATCCGGCGAAAGTGGCTTTTGTGCTCCCGGGTCTTGGCGTAGCACTCGTAGGAGCAATAGACCTGATCGGACCGCTTACGCTGGAAGGATAGCTGACAGGTCGGACAAGTGCGAAGCACGGTCTGGGCCGCGTGGCCACAGGCTGGGGAGCAATACTTTTGGTCCCGGTAGCGTGTCATGTAGGGCCGGGAGCATCGGAGGCAGGTCTTAGGTTTTGGTCGGGTTGGCATGGCATTAGCTCCGGACGGCCTTGAAGTAGTCGGCCAGGCCGGTTTCCAACGGATAGTCTGGGGCGACTTTCAGCGGGGCAGAGCTTTTCACATTCACCACGCCTTGGGTCCGGGTAAAGATTTTGTGCTGGCGGCCTACCGGCTTGCAATATAGGACCGTGTTGAAGTAGCGGGGGATGAAGGGCGAGAGGGCCCGGCCAATGGCCGAGGGATAACCTGTGACCATCTCGCCCTTCGCATCTTCCGACTGGGGCGAAAGGCCGCTCTCGGAGACTAGCGTCACATGGGAGGTCACGATCACGTTGCATTTGATGCTGGAGTCGTAGAGCATCTCGAAAAGGCTTCGGAGAAGCCTCTGGGCTTCTCCGACGTCTCGACGCCCTTCGTTGCCGGTGCGCTTGGTGCCGAGGGCCCCGTTTATCATAAGGTGCCAATTCAGGGCGGCCTGGGAAAGCATGGTCAACGAGTCGATGACTAGGACCTCGCCTGGGCCCCAGTCCACGACCTTGCCCAGGTCCTCGTCCTCGATCTTCCAGTGCATCAGGAGGCTGGTGACCTTTGGCCAGACGTTTGCCTTGACCGGGGTGATGATGCCATTCAAGTTCTTCATGGGGTCAGTGATGGTGGCAAAGCTGATGTTCTCTGCCACCTTCGAGTTCCGCTTGACGTAGGGGGAGTCCGGCGAAGTCGCGAAGTTCCGGACAATGTCCAGCCCATTGTCCACGTCTATGATCCGGAGCTTGTAGCCGGCCTCGGCGAGCGACATGAGGGCGCCGGTCTTGCCGCTGCCGCTGTCGCCAATGAGCAGAAGCTTGGTGGTCTGGGCCGATTGGTGCTGGGTGATGTTAGGCAACGGAATGACCCTCCACGCCTCGGGCCATACGCTCACGGGTCCGGGCCTTGAGTTGTTCCAGGGCCTGCTCACAATGCATGAGGGCGGAATCATTGTAGTTGCTGGGAAAAGGGCCAGCCTGAAAGGCGCGTAGGCGGTCGATGACGATGGCCAGAAGGACCTCTTGAGTAATACCGTTGACTCCGGCCTCGGCTGTGGGGCCTTCCTGAAAATGGAGTTCCAGGCCTGGACCCATAATCTCTGGAATGTAGACATAGTAAAGGTGACTGGCCCCACCCGGACCCGGATCGTCCATGACTCGAATGATAATCCTATCATTGACCGGGTTGGTTATGTGGTCTTTTATCTCGCGGCGCATTGCGGGCTCCTATTGTTTGACCATTCCGAAGGTTTGGGGTGTGGTGTCTGGCGGGGCGATGTACATCAGCGCTATGTAGTCGAAGGGGATAAAGATGTCGGCGTCCAGATAGCCCCCGGTCGAGCGCATAAGGTGGAGCTGGACGGCGAAGTTGAAGCCGTTGGGGTCGAACGAGAACTGGAGATGGTCCCGGGCCTTGGTGATGATGTGGAACTTCATGTCAGATGTCGCCTCTTATCTGGAGGGGGTCCCAGGTGCGTTTGGCAAAGCCGGCCTTGAGCCAGTCCGCCCGGACGCCCGGGGCGGAAGAGCAAATCCCACGGAACTGGCAACCGCCGTAGTTGTTGCAGCTTTTGTCATTTTGGGGCCAGTAGTTGGCCTTGGCATAGGCATGGGCCTGGCCCACCCAGACCTGGAAGTCCTTGAACCATTCGTCTAGCACGCCTGCAGGCCGTGCGACCAGTCCTCGTTCAAATCGACTGAACGTA